AAACCAACATTATAAAAAAGGGGCTTTCGCCCCTTTTTATTAGAAGTTATACTGCAGTCTAGCCGTATAGTTTCGAGGAAGTTCTGGTAGCACGATTGTGCTTCCAAAGAGGTTAGGAAAGTTTGCACGAAAATATCTTTCGTTCGTCAAATTCTTTCCGTTGACACTAAGTGTCCAGTTGTTTCTTGTATAGGCAACACCAAAATTTACAAGTGTATATGCAGGCAGTTCAATACTGTTTGAAAACCCTGAAAAGGTTTCTTCTACATCAATTACACTTCCATTTACAGTTAGCCCATTTCCAAAGTCATATGTTCCTGTAAGGGATATAATATTCTCTGGCATACCTGACCGCCTACTACCACTTGGTACTGCTGAAACGTTACCTCCGATCTGTCCACCAAGCAACGCACTACAAGGAATGTTAGGTAAATCTTCACATCCTATGAAGCTAAAGCGATAACCGTCATCTAAAGTGTTTAGATTTATTACTTCGATGTTGGAGTACCCAAGCGTCATAAGTAGTTTCTCAGTAACAACCCATCGTACCTCAAGCTCGGAGCCTTTGGTTTTTGTGGCTTGGTTTGTTACTATTGATTGTGCGGAAAAATCTACACGTTCCTGTTCATATACTGAAACAGCGAAATATAAACTATCATCTAAAAAACTTCCTTTTATTCCTGCCTCAAGAAGCTCTGACTCGTCAAAAGCACGATCTCGAAGAATATTCTTTACCGTAACTTCTGCACCTTGCCCAACAATCATAGTTGATTGTGTAGAGGCCGTTAGATAAGGAACAAGCCCTATCGGAGAGTCATATGTCAGACTGAAAGTCCATGAGATACCGTTTACACTATCCTCCGCTTCTAAATCAGCACATCCAGGCACAGGGCAGAAGTTGTTAGAGCTTGCAAAAAGCAATTTATCTTCTGGCTGACTACTCTCCATGTCAATGGTATCATAACGTACTCCCGCAAGAATACCTAAGCCATTGTCCCACACAAGATCCGTCATTACTGCAAATCCCAAGTTAGTATACTTACCAACATGGTACTCTGTGTAATCATCATCAATTTGTGTGGCGAGTATACGCTTTGAAAGGGCTGTATTGAGAGGCTGACTTAAGTCACGACGACCAAAATATTCATTGGTATAGTCATCTCCGTGTGCAAAGTCTGTGTGTCGAAAAGAAGGAGAAATTTGTAAAGAAGCAGACATATTTGAAAAGTCAAACGTCTTTGATAGTATGAGTTTATCTTCTACTACCCAAGTATCATGAAACTGTGAAAAGCCATAAGCATTTTCATTTAAGTTTTCATACTCTTCGTAAAACGTTTGGTTTTTTAACTCCCAACCGTTTCCCAAATCAATAATTATATCGAAATATAATGTAGTAACTTGGTTGTCAAGAAGATCGTCTGGGTCAACTAGAACTTGATTTCCACTAAGCTGTGTAAGCCCTGGATTAATGAGTGCAAGTGCAGAGAGGTCTCCTACGAAAACCTCTAAATCAGCTAATGTTTCTAGTGACCCTGGCATAAGTGCTCCGCCAGCTGCTCCGCTCAAAAAATCAAATCTAAAAGGGTTTAAGTTTGTAAAACCATCTCCATCAGTATCGTACTCCTGATGAGATATTTTACCGTCTCCATTTGCATCTAGCGACGAAGGAGAGCCTGTAATGTATGTTCCATTATCAATTAAGTCTTGGGTAATCCTATTCCATCCCGCAACCTGATTACCATTATAGTCGTGATACATTCCCCCGAACTGTATACGAACATTGTCGGTAATATCTGCATCAAAAGATGCTTGAAGAAGAGTTTGTTCTACTCCTGAGTTGTCGTAGTAACTATCAGAGTCTTCAAACTCTCCATATACGTAGTAGCCAAGTTCGCCTCCCCCGAGACTACCACCTACTTCTGCGGTTACAATACTCTTACCCCAACTACCACCAGTGTAAGATATAGCACCTTCTGTTTCTTCTATGAACTGACCCGTCTCTTCGATTCGGGCAGACTTAGGGTTAAAATTAAGATATCCACCAATTTTAGAGGGGCCGTAGATTGGAGACGCTGGGCCTCTTACTACGTCCACTCTATCAGATGCACCTATGGGAGTTGGGTAGTTTCCTGGGTTGTCGAGACGCCTTACACCCCGAAAGTACGTCTCACCAGGAGTTCCTCTAACATCTAGGCCGCCAGCTACCCCGAAGAAAGACTGAGTAAAACTGCCTGGAGCTAGAGCTACTAACTCGTCAATATCGTACATATTGAATCTATCCATCATCTCTTCTGATACGGAAGAGGCAGAGCGAGGAGTTTCTAATATTGACTTATCAAAGCCAAAAATAGATTTAACATCCTTACTAGGCAAGCTGCCTAGGTCTCCCTGTACTACTATTTCTTCTATTTCATCAGCGAAACCTGATGTTGCGAAGCTAATTGTTATTATTGCTGCGAAGAGTTTTATAACTCGACTCATTCTTCCTGATCCTCCATTTGAGTCTCTGGCTGCATCTGTTTCTCAGCCTGTTTTTGTATGGTAGTAATAAGATTCATACTTAGCTTTGCGGGAAGTTCTCCCAAGCCTTGCAGAATAATATTTACCTGTTCTACTTCAAATTCAAATCTCATTTAAAGATGTCCTGCCAGTTACCTGTTGTGCTAGCTCGTGAGTACTCGGTAGCACGATTTTCAAAAAAATTAGTGTGTTCAACACCATTTAACATGTAATCTAACCATGGTAATGGGTTGCTCTCACTCCCAAATATTTTTTTCAGTCCAAGACCTAAAAGCCTGCGATCTGCAATATAACGAATATACTCTTTTATTTCTTCGGGTGTTAGATCGGGTACTTCCGCATTTTCAAAACACAGATTAATAAAAGCATCTTCTAGCTCTACTGTTCGCTCTGCTGCACAGTAGATTTCATATTTTAGATCATCATTCCATAAGTCTGGATTTTCTTTTATGAAGGTACGAAAGAGTTGACACATTCCTTCAACATGCAATGTCTCATCTCGCACAGACCATGTGACGATCTGACCCATACCTTTCATAAGGTTGTGGCGTGGAAAGTTCAACAGGATAGCAAAACTACTAAATAGCTGCACCCCCTCAGTAAATGCCGAGTAGATAGCCATCGTCTTTGCGATATCCATCGGACTTCCCATACCAAAATTATTCAAGTGCTCATGTTTTGCTAACATCTCTTTGTGTTCAAAGAATTTTTTATACTCTTCGTCACCGAAACCCAGCGTTTCCAAAAGCAATGAATAAGCCTCCTGATGTACTGCTTCCATAGCGGCAAAAGCCGACAACATCATTCGTACCTCAGGTTGTTTGAATGTAGGTAAGTAGTGCTTTGCATACCCACAACAAACGTCTACATCTGCTTGGGTAAAAAACCTAAAGATTTGACTTATAAGTTTCTTATTAGCAGGTGTTAGTTTCTCTCTATAATCACGCAAATCATCCGCAAGATTGACTTCATCTGGAAGCCAATGCATATGCTGTTGGGTTTTGTAGTGTTCAAAAGCCCACGGATAATTAAACGGTTTGTAGTATTCTCTTTCTTGTAATAAGTTCATCTCATCCCTCACAGGCTAAACAGCCTTCCTCGTCCATACTATCAAAGATATACTGTCGCAGGGCTTCATCCGATACTGTTTCGGCTCTCTTTATAGCCTCACTTCTTAGATAGTATAGAGTCTTTACTTTCTTCTTCCATGCCATCATGTGTATAGCGTGTAGCTCTTGTTTTGACACATTCGCTGGAAAGAATACATTCAAAGACTGACTTTGACAAATTTCTTTCTGCCTATCTGCTGCCATCTCAATGATATACCTTTGGTCTATCTCTACGGCAGTCTTAAATACGTCTTTTGTCCAGTCATCTAGGAAATCTAGATGTTGTACTGATCCGTTGTTTGTTATGATACTTTTCCAAACCTCATCAGTATCTTGGTCTAACTCTTGAAGAACGTGCTCTAAATACTCATTCTTCAATAAGGAAGATCCAGACTTAGTTTTTTGCGTAAACGCGTTAGCCCTATAAGGCTCAATACTGGGAGAAGTATTCCCACAGATAATACTGCTGCTAGCATTAGGAGCCACAGCCAGAAGATGAGCATTACGCACACCAGCATGATATCCGTCATGACAAGGGCCGCGCTCCACACAAAGCTGATTGCTCGCATTTTTTGCCTCCTTCTTGATGTGTTCAAACATCATTTTATTCGCTCCGATAGCCATAGGGCTTTCAAACGGAACGTTCTTTCTTTGTAAATAGGCGTGAAAGCCCATTGCACCCAATCCGAGACTTCTCTCTTGCTCTGCACTTGTTTTTGCTTTTTCAAGCTGTGCAGGCGCATGACTGACAAAGTAACTTATCACATTATCTAGCATACGTATCAAATCAGGTATGAAATCTTTATTGTTTTTCCACTCGTCAAACTCTTCCAAGTTTACACTTGACAAACAGCATACTGCTGTTCTTCCTTCATTTGTAGGAAGTGTGATCTCAGAACATAAGTTTGAGTGATGCACTGAGAGTCCCATTTCTTTCTGAAACTCTGGGAGAGCCGCATTTACTGTGTCACCAAACATTATGTAAGGCTCTCCAGTCTCAACACGATTCTGTATCAACTTTACCCACAGAGTTTTTGCAGAAACTGTTTTTATTGCTTCTTTTGTGTGTGGATCTATCAAATCCCAAGAATCATCGAAACCCCCTTCTCTGGTAGCTCCTTCGATTAGCTCCATAAACTTGTCGCTAATAACAACACCATGATGAAGATTAACAGACTTTCTGTTAATATCACCGCCTGTAGGTTTACGTACATCCAAAAACTCTTCAATTTCTGGGTGAGATATGTCCAAATATGCGGCATAGCTGCCTCTCCTTGTTACTCCCTGTGAAAACGCCAACATCTCTGCGTCCACAACTTTCATGAATGGAATGACTCCTGTGCTTTCAGAGCCGTTTGAAGTTTTAGACCCTACAGAACGTACATCTGACCAAGACCCACCAACGCCACCGCCCACACTAGAAAGAAAAGCGTTTTCAGTGTAGTGTCCCGTGAGCCCCGTTCGACTGTCCTCAATATAATTAAGAAAGCAGCTAATAGGCAACCCACGGGCTGTTCCACCATTAGAAAGTATAGGAGTAGAAAACATAAACCAAAGTTTACTAGCATAATCATACAGCCTTTGTGCATGGGCATCGTTGTCTGAAAATGCTCTTGCTGCCCGTGCAAACGCATCCTGCGGAGACTTTTCTCCGTCTACTAAATATCTATCCTGTAGAGTTTTATGGCTAAACTCTGACAGATAGTTATCTCTTTTGTAATCAATTAACACGCAATTTTCTCCTCTATTCCCGCTATATTGCTTGCTCCTATAGCATCATCGCAGTAAGATATCAGATCCATCAACTCGTAGTTTTGGAGTATTCTTTCTCCGCTTGCATTGAGTTCTTGAATGTGCTTATACTTACTGGGTAATGGTAAAGAATCGTAGATAGTCAAAGCATCGCCATACTCTGTTATAAGACTAGCTGCCCTCTTTGGCCCAATACCTGTGATTCCTGGAACATTATCTCCTTTGTCTCCTGTCAGGCATTTTAGCGAGATGTATTGTTCAGGTGTCACTTCATAGTGGTCGTGCCAGTTTTCTATTTTTACTTCTTTTCTGTTGACATAGGAAAATCTGCTCACACCCTCTTGTATGAGTAGATCCCAGTCTCTATCACTTGATATCAGCCAAATATTACCAAGACCGTACTTATCTTTGTACTTTACTAGATGTGCAGCAATATCATCTGCCTCTACTCCTTCAAAACGAAGTAGGGGAAACGACTCCTCTAGCAGCTCTAGTGTTGCCTGATACTCTTCAAAAAATTCTTCAAACGCAATTTTTTCTTCTTCCGTTTGAGTTGCATACTTGTCTTTTCTATTCTGCTTATAGTCTGGTAGTATGTTTCTTCGATAGCTTGAAGATCCGCCATCTGCTGTCATTATGACATTTTTGCACTTATAAGAGTCTGAGAGGCTTTTTACTGTCTTTTCATACTCATATCGGAAGTCTGTTCTTCCTTGGTGTTTCCATCGGAACGCTAGATTAAGTGCGTCAACTATCATTGTTCCCCTTTTTATTTGTGAATTAAAACTAAGAGCCATTTATAAATTCTACCTCTTCTACTTGTAGCCACGGCTCTGCTATACAAACATAGCAGTTTATGTCGCTAATATAAATGTAACTTGTATACTCTGGTTTTGTTTCTGTGCAGACATATATCTTTGATCTATTATACTTAAAAAACAGTAAGGGACGTTGTTTCCCTGCTATTGCCTGTGTAACCAGTTTTCTCCACCATCGCAACAAGTTGTTTGTTTTTATCTGTGAGAGTATTTTATCCGAAAGAGGACTTTCTGCGTAGTTCTTTACTTCGATACAAAAATAATTCTTTTCATTTGGAACATACAAGTCCCCTTTCAAATACTCTAAAGCTCCCGACATGGGAACACGCTCAAACTGAAGGCCTGTGTGACTTCTCAGTAGGTCTCGTACTAGGTACTCTCCGCGAGCTCCTTTTGCCCTACTGTCTACCATTCAGACTTCTGCCATTTATCGAGATACTCGCTTTGTGGCCGTGGTTCTGGATAGCTGTACCCGATAGAGTTAAGAGCACTCAACTTGTCTTGAAACTCTGCAATCTTGCCAAGCTCCTCCTCTATAGTAGCCATCGTATCTGGATGCTCTGCCACGCCTACTGGGTTTTTCATGAAAACCTGTGCATTAATTTTGTGTTTTGCTATCTGTCCTTCCAAATACTCTTTCATACTCTTCTTAACATCCATGCTCTTCGTCCTCTCCGTATCGCCCTCGGGTTTCGTTCCCGTCATAGTTCAGTTCGGTCATGCTTTTTTGTTTCATTTTCTGATCCCAATGAGAATCAAGTAGCTCGCGATACTTCATTTTGTACTCATTGTGATCAACTTCATCTCTGTACTTTTTCTTATACAGAGCCAACTCTTCTTCAAGAGTGGCAATGATTTTGTTAGCTATTGCTAGCTGACTTTCTAGTTCTCTAGTTATAAAGTTATCCATTACCACCGTCCAGATCTGTTTATCATTTGTATCATTCTTCTGTTGATAAACATCTGTGCTTCTTCCTCGGTCATCATCTCACAGTGCCTTACAGCTCCGAAAGTGTCACAGACTTTTATCAAGTTTACCTGTTTTGGTTTTGTTGTAGTTGTAGCAGGTTTGTTTGCACATCCTGCAAGTAATAGTAAAATGATTAAATATTTCATTCTAGTCTACTTATGTTCTCCTCTTTGACTACTTCTTTCTTCTCAAGAAGCGGGTGAGTCCAACCGTGAGAAACTATATAAGTGTTTAAGTCTTCGTTCAGAAGAACTTCCACGAGCTTCTCACGCCCTGTGTCATCCAAGACTGCAATGACTTCATCTAAGAAAAGTATGTTAAGTCGAGACTTTGAGATGCTACTCATCAGCTTGCGAATAGCAATCAACGTTGCAGTATTTACTCTGGCTAGCTCTCCTGAAGAAAGTGCGAGAATATCTACTATTTTGCCATCGTCTTCGACCTGCACATTTAACTTATCATTTGATACTACAAATTCAAGAGTAAACCGCCCATCGGAAAGCTCCGCTAGATAGGTGTTCGCCAGTTCTTCCAACTCTTTGACAAGGTTTTCAATCTTGTAGGCAAGAAGTCCGTTCGTGCTGAAGGACTTTTTAAGTATTTCAAGGTTTGAGAGCAATCCTTCCTGCTTTCCGAGTACGTCTTGAAACTCAGCAAGCTCTTTCAGAAATGCATCTGTCTGCTCTTGAATTACTGTTATTCGAGTATTGTGTCGTGTTCTTCGCTCATTTTCCTTCGCTGTGTTCTCCAGCTCGCTCTTTCGTTCAAGTAGTTGAGCACGAACGCTCGCCAACCGACTTTCAAGCTCTTGCTTATCCAGCAAAGTCGACGGAAGAGACTTGTCAATACTTCGATAAAGCTCTTTCCAATCTGCTTCAAGCTTCTGGGCTTTTTCAAACTCAGAATTGTCATTCTTAATTCGTCTAATTTCTTCTGTAATCCGTTCAATTTCTTTCTCCGCATCCGTAACTTTTTTGGTTTCGGTTTGCACCAGTGCCTGCTTGAAGGTCGGATCTACCTCCTGTTCGCAGGTGGGGCAAACATCCCCCAATTTATTCAACTTTTCTATAAGGCGTTGAGACCCCGCTGCGACTTGACTATGCGTACCTACTTGTGCCTGTAGAGAGTCATATGACTTCTTTTCAGTTACTTTACAGCTTTGTGCCTCCTGTAAATCAATTTGACCGAGTAGGTGTCTCAACTGATTATTCTTTGAGATTTTTTTATTCTTCTCCGAAATATTTTCAATTTCTTTCGTAAGATGACGGAATTGCTTCTCATCTTCATCCGAAGAAATTGGTAAATCTAACATGGGAAGTATGTTAGTATCCCCCAATTTGTTATCTGCCAACCATTTTTCTATCGTATCGAGCTTTGCTTGTATTCCGTTGATTTCCAACGAAACTACTCTTGCCGCTTCTTTGAAAATATCAAAAAGCTCGACATAGTTTTCAAGGTGCAGCAAGTCGATTAGAAACTTTTTTCTATTTGTATCTGTAGCGGTTAGAAACTGTAAACTCGCATTTGTGTTTTGATACACTAACTGAGAAAAAGTTTTGAAATCAACTCCGATAATGTCTTGTATTGTTTTGTACGTATTTGTAGCAGTATGACTGGAGATATCATCTCCGTTCTTTTCTAGTTTTATTTTGATACTTGTTTTTCTGTCAATACTAACTACATAGGTATCTTCATCTTTGGTAAAGGTTAGTCTAATATTGTACCCATCACCAATGTATCTGTTTGGTATATCTGCTTTTTTGATTCCTTTGGAGTTTTTGTTGTACAGCGCCTCCTCTATAATTAGAGGTATAGAGGATTTGCCTGTACCGTTCGTTCCAATGATTTGAGTTACAGTATTATCGTCAAGCAGTAACTCATTGTCAGAACCATAGCTAAAGCAGTTATTCCACTGTAGCTGTTTTAGAGTAATCATTAAATGTTCCTATTATACTAGATATTTTATCTTTAGGAAGCTCCAGTATATATTCCAGATACTCCGCCAGTTCTTCACTTACACTCATTTCTTTGTCCAGCACAAGTGTTGCTTCTGTACTTCGTTTTACAACTTTCTTGTCTAGCAAATCTGAGTTTTTTACTTTTGATAGGTCCTGTATGTCACCCTCTAACTCGTATATCGTATGATGAAACTCGCTCGGAATCATCTCGTCTGGGCTAGTTACTGTTTTTCTCAAAAGCTGAGGTAGATTAAATTTCTCCCACATCCATGACCAGTTTTTATCATTTATAAGCAGATACCCTGTTTCTACTTCATTTCTGTGAAATGAAGTAGTCATTGGACTGCCTGGGTAAACAATATTCCGCTGTGTATTGCTGTGGGCATGTAGGTCTCCTGCAAAAATTACAGGAAATGCATCAAACCTGTCTAAATCTATCTCTGGTTTTACATGAGGAGGTATTTCTCCTCTTACATGGGTGAATAGAGGCATAGAAGCACTAAATGACTCTATGCTGTTCTCTCGATGTAAATCGGCATATGGTAATACATTAAACCCTTTATCCTTATCCACATAAGAAAAGTCAACTACATGGATCAATGGGTTTATGTCTCTACTTACTTGTTTTAGCTGACTGAAGAATGTCTTATTCTTTTTTGTTGCTTCATGGTTGCCATCGTAGATAAGAGTTGGTATACTTACTTTTCTTATGAAAGTAAAATATAGCTCTAACTCTTCCATTGTTGGAAGACGATCAAAAAGATCGCCTCCGATTACGTGCATAGAACATTCTCTCTCTAAGTCATGTATCTGACTAAAGAAAGACTCATACCTCTTTTTTGCCCATGTAACTGGGACGTTCTTCTGTCCCAGTTTTATGTGCCAATCTGCTGTAAACAGTATCACGCTACATTGAACTCATCTTCAAGGGTTTCGTCAATCTCAGATACTGACTCTTGTCGTATACGATCAAGAAGTTCTTTCTGAGCGTCTGGTGTAGGACGAGGCATTACATCGTCCATAGACTTTACTTTAGCAGCAAGAGCTGCATCAGACTCTGAAAGTGGACTAGGCTTGCACTTGAGAGCTTGTAGTTTGTACTCTACATTATAGGGAAGAGGCCCAGTTCTCTCTCTCCTAAACTTGATATCCCATCCAGTCTCAGGATCGGTAGGATCACCTAAGTCCTCTGCGGCAAGAAGGATCTGCTCCCAGAGTTTCTTCTTTAGATTGACAACTTTTACTACTCCATTGTCAATGCACTGGGTTGCATAGCTCCAACCACACTTGAGGTCGGGATAGTATTCACGAACCCAATCCTTCTCTTTGTTGTTGAACGCTTCTTCCTTGCGGTCAAAAGACAGACACTCTATAGGAATGTTCTTGTTGTTCTCGCCTTTCATCCAATACACATAGCGAGCAAGAACGTCGCCTACAAGACGAAAAGAGTTGTCTCCATCCCTGTAAGTAAATGTGTTGATAGAGGTTTTTTGAGCAGACCCCTTCTGCTGATTAAATGATAGTGCCATTAGTGTTTCTCCTGAAAGTTGGCTTCTTCGTATAGAAAGTGCATATTCTCACCTGCTACAAGAAGTAGGCTGTTATTGTCTAAATACATATATGGATCAAGCGGTAAATGCATGATATTCAAATGTATTGTTTGGTTTGTTAGATACTCTGCATATGATCGAAGGCTTGCCATCGACACGTATATACAAATATCTTTGTTGCTGTACTTGTACGCATTGTACAAAAGTACGTCAGGATGCAGTAGAAAAGACATTCCCGTAAAGTCCAGTTTTGAATATTTATAAATTTTATCAAAGCGATTGTTGGGTATTTGTTTTTCTACTAACATCCTCAAGACTCGTACGACCTCGGATGTGTTTCCATCACAAGTTTCGTAGATTTTTTTCCAGTCAAATAGAAGCATATTATATCAAAAAATATAACTTATGTCAAGAATTATTTTTTTAAAGTTCATATATTTTATAACCCTGTTTCATATAATACCCCATCCTATTCGAAGCCTGTCTTTGTGCAGTTTTCCCTTTTAAATGTATGTCTATCACTATTGGAGTTTTCTTTCCTTCCTTCTGTCTTATAACTCTACCTATCAACTGTGTGAGTAGAGGCTCATTATTTACTGGTGTGCCTAAAATTAGGCAGCTCAAGTCATCTAATGAGATTCCTTCGGAGAAAATAGCCTGTGTTCCGCACAGAATATCGGCTTTCCCATCTGATATTTTAGACATAAGCTTTTTTCTGTCCTCATGGGGGACTTCCCCCGTAACACATACAGCTTTTTCGCCTGCCAGTTCGGCGCACGTCTGTAAAAAGTGCACTCGATCACTTACTACCAACACATTATGACCTTTTTCGGCATAAAATGCGGCTAACATTGCAACGGTGTGTAGATATTCTTCGTTGTATGCTAGCTGGGTTACTTTATTTGCCCAAGGAATATTAGCCCCATCCATAAATCTTATGCCTGAGCGGTACACAAGAATACTAGGAGTCATATAGTTTTCTTTTGGGGGCTTGATTACTTTATGTCCAAAGTAATCACGAAATACCACGTGTTTTCCGTCTTTTCTTTCTATCGTGCCTGATAAACCTATCTTATATCTAGCATAATTTGTATCTACTACTTTTGAAAACGTGGGGGAAGAGACATGGTGCATCTCATCCAAGATAACAGTTCCGAATTCTCGACGTATATCTGCGATACGACGGTATAAACTTTGAGTGTTCCCAATAACCACAGGGCTACTAATATCAAACTTCCCGCTTCCAATAATGCCTGGTGTAATTCCATATACTTTTTCTACCTCCGCAGCCCACTGATTTCTTAGTGGGACTGTATGTACAATTATAAGTGTTTTCTGTCCTAGCTTGCCAGCTATCGCAAGACCTGTAAAAGTTTTTCCCCAGCTGACCCAAGCGTTTATTATGCAGTTGTCATCAACTTCGTCAAAAGCCTCTCTCTGGCTTGGTCGCAACTCAAACTTAAACTCAGGAAAGTCTGTTGGCTTTATTATACGCTTATCAACTATCTCGTAGTCGGATGGTATTAAATCCGTTCTTCCAATCGGTATACTTACCAAGTTACTCTTAATACGTGCCATATTCTTTATGACGATAGGTGGATCATTCTTACCAAAAGACGGAATAGTATAAGTCAGTTCTTTACTGAGAACCTCCTTATACGCATCCGTTACTTCTAGGTAAATCCGATTGCTGATTACAGCCTTCATAAG